CTATTTCATAAAGAAAATACCAGTTGCAGAGCGTGCTGCACATATAAAAGAACTCTATGCAGATCCACTATTGAAGTTTGCTACTAATGACTTCACTGCATTTGAATCAACGTTTGTTCCCATTAATATGGAAATCGAATTAGACTTTCTCTCCTTCTGTTTGGAAGATTTACCATGCCATCAAGGAATGATGGAAGATTTAAAGAAGATCAAGCAAGGCATGAATCGCATGCAATTTAAGTTTTTTGTTGTATTATTGTTGGGTAAGAGATATTCGGGTGAAATGGACACCTCACTCTCAAATTCAGTTTTTAATTTGATGATTATACTTTTTATATTATACAAGTCAGGAGAAGATATTGACGTTTTAATTCCAAAAATTGAAGGTGATGACTCCATTATCCCTTATTATGGAACTCTTGATACCACTATCGCCCTTAGATTAGGCGCAAATGCAAAGTTTGAATTCTTTAATGAAATATCACATGCATCATTTTGTGGTTTAGTTTTTGATACAGATGCGCTAGAAATAGTCACTGATATAATTCCAGCAATACTTGATTTTGGCTGGTCGACTCGAGAGTATGTTAATGCCAACAAACGAGTCAAGATGACATTATTAAGATGCAAAGCACTGTCATTATTGCATACATTTCCTGGTTGCCCCGTGCTGCATTCTCTAGCTAAAATGGCAATTAAAATAACAAGAAAGATAGATATGAAAAATAATAAAACAATTAAGCATATGTTACAGGGTAAGGGGATTGATTCACATCATCGCCAGAAATTTGAAACAATCATACAATACGAACAAACAGATAGCCTTAAGTTAAAGGAACTGTTGGATAAGAAAATCTCAATGAAGACTCGTTTGCTGGTTGAAAATCTTTATAAAATTACAGTTGAACAACAAATGGTTATGGAAGCATATCTCGAAGGTATCGATGAGCTTCAACCCATCAACATTCCTTTCCTGTCTGATTTTTGCAATGCCGACCAACAACGAATGTGGGATAAATATTCCGCATTTCGTGGCATGGAAGGGCTATAATATGTGTCCTGCCCTGTGCCAGTAGCACTATAGGGCCACTTGAGTCGGACGTACACGATTCATGATGCAAATCACACAGAACAACAAAAAGAATGGATTTCGAGGGAGATCCAGGAACCCCAGAAAACGGGCAGCTATTCCTCAAAACTACCAACCAGTAGTATATTATGGGCCAAAAGTCCAGCCTCCTTATATGCAGGCAACAAATCCTGTCCTCTCGGATTTGATACAGC